GCTGGCCAACTGTCATGTGAACATTGTGCAGTTGATAGACCATGTGGAGTACAAAGACTACCAAAGCGAACTCAAATACCTGCTGGAAGAATCAGGGCGCTTGGACACCATGGCTGACCTTGTGCGGCAAGTAAACGAAACAGGCAACACCTTGGTCTTGGTAGACCGTACCGAATGCGGTCGACAGTTGGTTGCAAGACTGGGAGACAAAGCAGTGTTTGTGTCAGGTGCAACCAAAGGCACCAAGAGACAAGCCGAATATGATGAAGTGGCCGAGGCAACCGATAAAATTATTGTGGCCACGTATGGTGTAGCAGCGGTTGGTATCAATATACCTCGAATTTTCAACCTTGTGCTAGTAGAGCCTGGCAAAAGTTTTGTTAGAGTCATCCAAAGCATTGGCCGAGGTATTCGCAAAGCAGAAGACAAAGACCATGTTCAAATCTGGGACATAACTTCAACTTGTAAGTTTGCCAAGCGTCACTTGACCAAGCGCAAACAGTTCTACCGAGAAGCCAACTATCCGTTTACTCAAGAAAAACTTGAGTGGATGAAGATCAAATGAAAAAGTTTTTTAGTCTAGGCGACAGTTTTATGACCACCGACTGCCCTGATGATGGCATTGTCAGTTTCAATGAATTGTATGCCAGGCGTAAAAACTTCACTCATGTCAGTCTGGCCAGACCCGGCGCCACTAACTTTTGTATTCGCCTGCAAATAGATCGTGCAATAAGTGAACAAGCTGATTATGTTGTGATAGGACTTACTAGTTCGGATCGTTTTGACGTTTCACTGGACAGCCAACATCGGCTGTATCAACTGGCCGACATTGATTATCGTAACTATAGATGTGCTGCCCAACAACATGTGACCCCCATTGACGTAAAAGTAATTTCAGACACATTTAATAACCTAATTGAAAAACAACATACCGATTTATTAAGCGATGCAAAACTGGCCGCACTCAAACATTACATTGCTTGCCTACATGATCCTGCGTTGCAATCACAAAAAGATTACTACATGATCTGTAATGGGCTGGAACAGCTAACAAAATCCGGTATTCCGTTTGTGTTAATTCCTGGATGGATGTCACAACACAATTGGAACTGGGTTGATCGAGTGTGGCCCACTACTAAACAGTCTCCTTATGACATGCCGTATGGTCCATCAAATTGGGAAACACCAATTCGTTACACTGCAACACACAATCCTGCCTGGGCACACAAAGAATTTTGTCAAATATTATTTGATCTTACCTTGGATTGGCATTGACTTTTGCGATAGAATCCTATATACTACAAACATGCGAATTTTAACCTTAGACAACATTCATTACGACCTAGATCATTTGCCTGAAGAAGTAGATGACATGCGGTTTGCCATACTAGACAATTCAAACCCACAAGAGCCAGACTATCATTTTATTCCGCTGATCTTTTTGGAAAGTTTCAATGCACCTGCCTTGGTGTTACGTATTGGAACCAACACCATCAAAATGCCCATGGGCTGGCAAATACTCATAGGTGAACCTGAAATAGGGGACTTGGAAGTGCTACCATTGACATCCATAAACGATCGTGGATTCCGAGTGTTTCAGTTCAATCCACTCACAAGTTTCCGTCCGTCATTCCCGGACATTGAAATCTTGGATGTGTATCATGAGGTGAGTTGGTATGCACCCAAACTAAAGAATGGGCAGTTGTTGGCTGTGCCGCTAAATGATGATCCAGATCCTGACTGTGTGTACTTTGTGAAAGACATCAGTCGCAACTGTGAGATAGTGGACTACAATAAATCATGGTAATATATGGCATACACCGAACCTGAAATTTTTGAAATAGTCAATCGCTTGGCCAAGATTTACTTGGAAAGTTATCCAGAAGATCAGGCGGGCTTAGAAAGATTCCTGCGCTGGGCACATGCACAATATGGTTACAAGTATGGGAACTCTTAAACCCGGAGCCACTTACATCTACGAGCGTGTGGGCAATGAAGTGTATGCTCGTGAGTCAGGCGCTGATCCCAGCACCCGACAACTCATGGGCTACAGTTACGATCCAGTGACAGGTCATCAAATTGACTACAACAAATCGACAATAACCGGCGATAGATTGTTCGACCGCTTGCAGGAAGATAAAATGTGGGGTGACATTCGGCGACTGGCCCGGACCACACCTGCTTTGCAAGATGCTATGGAACGTGTTATAATGATATACAAGTTGATCAAGGTAGATAAAAAGTGAGCGATAAAATTTACTGCAAGGCTCCTTGGACCAGTGTGTCTTACATGCCCGGCAACAAATACACACCTTGCTGTGCCTGGAACGGCCCACGGTTCAACAGCCGCGAGGAAATGACAGTGCAAGTGGGCGGTGCTTTCTTACGCGGAGAAATCCCCGATGCATGTCGTGGTTCTTGCCAGCCGAATCAATCCGGCTGGCGAAATCAATTTGACACTTTTGACACAGATTTTAACTCTCATCAAATAAAATTTTTGGATTTCCGCAACAATAATCTGTGCAATCTAAAGTGTCGCAGTTGCGGTCCGGTATTCAGCACCAGCTGGTCCAGCGAGGCCACAGTAAAAGACATTGTTTTGTATCAACCAATAGATGTTGCAAACTTGGATCTCAGTGGCTGTGAAAAAGTCTATTTTGCCGGTGGCGAGCCTTTGCTGAATCCTCAACATTATGAAGTACTAGAAAAACTCATTGCAGATGGTGCAGATCCTGTGTTGATGTACAGTACCAATATGACGGTACTGGGCGCCAAATCAAAATATGTGGAAGACCTTTGGCCGGCATTTAGCAATATACAAGTGCATGCCAGTATTGATGCAGTGGGTAAACATGCACGTACAGTGCGCAGTGGCAGTGATTGGATCACAGTGGAAAACAATTTAAATTGGATGTTGACTCAACCAAATATTCAAGTCAACATTGGCACAGTGATCAGCGCCATCAACATTTGGTGGATGTCAGAACTTTTGGAATATTTTGATTGGTTGACTGTTGACCAATTTCAGCCAGTGTTGGCCAACATTGACAGTGATATAAGTATCTCTGTGATACCTACAAAATATCGCGCTGCATTGATTGATCAGTTGGAAAAATCAAAATTTTGTGATCACATCAACATGCAACATGCTGTGACAGCACTGCGCACTCAGGATCACAGCGATCGATGGTATAAATTTTTAACCCAGCAGCTGATCCAAGATAACTATAGATCAGAAATGTGGTTTTCAAACTTGCCCATCAAGCACGACATATATAGACAAGCACTACACGTTGGATAATACATGGATCACAAGCTGAACATCGCCAATGAGATGCGACAACTGGATCGCAAAAACAGAAACTTCTATCGCGACCTCACAGATGAAGAACGCAAGAAGTTCTCCAACTATCTCATGATTCGTTGGGCATCATGTGTGGAAGGCTCACAAGACTTGCAAGAGTTTTATTTGATCTCCACCAACGAACGCCTGAACAAACATTTCTTCAACATCAGTCGACATCCTGAACTGCAATGGCTGTGTGCTACCACAGTGAGTCCAGACATGGGCACACCCAGACACAACTGGATCTCGCCCAAGAAAAAAGAAACCAGCGCAGGAGTCAGTGGTATGAAAAAACAACTGGCAGAGTTATTTCCCACATACAAAGAAGATGAAATAGCCATGCTGGCCGCAATGACCACAAAGAAAGAACTAGATCAACACATTAGAGACCATGGCCGAGACACCAAGTGAACTGACCTGCGGCTACTGCAAGAAAACATTTCGTCGTGCAGAAAGTCTTGTGGTTCACATGTGTGAGCCCAAACGGCGGCGCCAAGAACGCAGTGAGCGTGGTGTTGAACTGGGTTTTCAATCTTACTTGAGATTCTATGAGATCGCGCAAGGGTCAGCTAGGCTCAAAACGTTTGATGACTTTGCTGACTCACCTTACTATCGCGCCTTTGTTAAGTTTGGCAGATATTGTGTTGGTACTCGAGCAATCAATCCTGCACAGTTCACGGTCTGGTTGTTGAAGCACAACAAGAAAATTGACAACTGGGCGTCGGACAAAGTCTATACCGAGTACCTGCTGGACCACTTGAAAGTGGAAGCAGTGGCAGACGCCTTGGCACGAGCAGTGGAGTTTGGCATAGACTGGAGTGAAAAGCACTCGGCTCCGCCCAATGATTGTTTGCGTTATGGCAGCACTCATGCCATGTGCCATGCCATCACAACAGGACGCATCAGTCCCTGGGTGATATACAATTCAGAGTCGGGACAAAAGTTCCTGGGCGAGCTCACAGCCGACCAAGTGGCCATGATATGGCCCTACATAGATTCAGACATATGGCAAAAAAAATTCTCAGACTATGCCGCAGACGCTGAATACGCAAAACTAATATTGAAACAGGCAGGATGGTAACATGATTAAATCAATAATGTCAATGGGTAAGTATCTCATGGTTGGTGGAGGAAACATGGTCAGCAACTACGCCAACACCGGTAGCG